CAGAATGGCTAGAAGGAAATAAAATTGCAGAAATTGAATTAGAAATGGAAGAAATGGAAGAAATAGGAATAGAAGAATGGGAAGAGCATAAAAAATTTTGTGAGGAGGAAGGTTATCGTCTTGAAAAAGAAAGGCTTAAACTTGAAAAAGCAAGGCTTGAATGGATGGAATGGCTAAACAGGATCGAAAAATGTTAGAAAATGAAGAAATAAAAGCCCAAACATTAGCAGAATCAGGAAGCCGGTCTAAAATAACCAGGGATAAGATCACCATATAAATGCTAGTAATCTGTTTTGAAAAACACAGATGCCTTGGAGGTTATGGAGATCGTATTGTCGGGCTCATTTCCGTGCAGGTTCTGGCGCGAGTACTCGGTCAAGAGTTCCGTATTTTGTGGAACAAAGAAGATATCACACCGTACTTTACATATGCATCCATCAATACAGATCAAACGCAACACAGTGTCGAATACAATCTGATCGACACTCAGCAGCATATCAAACGATATCTGATGACAACACCGATTCCATTCGATAACCCTATTACGAAATTCCACTTGAATCAGGAAATCGCTCAGTATTTATTCAAGAATCCTGTACACGCAGGAAGAGACTATTTCGCGACGATCTTCAGTGCATACAAGGAGCTATACATGGCAACCCTGAAACCCACGGATCACTTTCTGGAAAAAGTCGCCAAATGTATCGGTGACACCAGCCTGCCGATCATCGGGATCCAGATTCGTTGCGGCGATTGTTTTATGGTCACGAATCCACGGGAGGGATATAATACCGGTGCCCGTGACCACATCCACGCATATCTGAAGCAAATCAAGGCCAAGCAAACGAGCCCCTATGCCGTGTTCGTGACCAGTGACTTTCCAGGAATTCTGGAAGAGACGCGGCGTGTATTTGAGAATGTCCTGTATATCGATGATGTGATCCAACATATCGATCGCACACCCGTAGATGCAGATATCAGCAAGGTGTTCGTTGACCACTATATCCTCAGTCAGAAAACGACGGAGCTCTATATTTCAACGAATTCAAATTACGGGCGCACGGCAGCCTTGAGTGCCGCCCACGATCGCATCTATGATATTGCTACAGCAGAGCCCGTGGAGAAACGAACACTGCTGTCGAAGCACGAGATGGTATGGTCATAATCTTCAGATCGTTTACGTTCTTCTTATAATATTGCGTATATTTGTTAGTTTTTCTATAGAGCTCACAAAGCCGAATTAATGAAATCGTCTATATCAGTATTACACAAAAGAGGGGAGTATTCATTTATCTTATCGTCTTCCCAATCCCACCATTTAATTTCTAATAATTTCTCTATTTGTTCTTGTGTGAATCTATATTTTATTAATTTTGCCGGATTTCCACCGACCAGGCTATATGGTGCAACGTTGTTGACAACATGGGAATTGTTTGCTATAACAGAACCATCGCCAATGGTAACCCCTGACATAATTGTTGCGTTTGCTCCAATCCATACATCATTTCCAATACATACATCCCCTTTTGTTGATGGGTGACCCGCGCCATTATATTTATTAAATGTATCTGTATGTATATGACCAAAGGGATATGTAGTTACCCAGTCATGTCTATGATTCCCCCCCAACCATATAGTAACGTTTTGTGCTATCGAACAAAATTTACCAATTGATAATGTAACACCACTATCTCCATACAGGGTTCGAGGGGTCCCATATGAGTATTTACCAACTGACATATAATATAGCGCATAAAACTACTTGGGCACTTTAACGTACACCGTCGGGTAAAACATCCGACCTCTTCCACACCTCGAAAAAATTATCAAACCGGCGCCCCCGCGTATAACACGCCTCGCGGTAATCAACATAAAATTTATTTTTCTTTAAGATCGAATCCACATATTCCTTGTGCGACGGATTATCAAAGTAGTCATTTTCCATAATTATTAATTTGATGTTATCCAATATCTCGGGCATATCCATCAAAATATAGTAAAACGCACCCTCACAGTCTAGCACCAACGTGTCGAACTCAATGGGGTATTTCCGTTTCAAATCCGCGTAATTTATTGTATTCACCCAGACGTGACCTTTCTCCAAGGTATCACTGGGCTTTGTGTCCCAGCCTCGTTGAATCAATCGCCGTTTCGATAATGCCGCATTCTCTATGTGAAATGTAAAGTCGTTTAGATATCGGTTTTCTTCCAATTGTTTCGCAATATGTGCATCACTTTCGAGAGTCACAAAATTCGCATTATCTACAAGAGACGCAATAATCAGCGAATTCCGTCCAATATTACCACCTATTTCCAATACTTTTTCGGTCCCTGTAAAATACCGTAAAACCATTTTCTGTTCAGGCAGTTCATCCTGTAAGCTCCCATGATAAATCTTTAATCGTGATTGTATACCCTGTAATGTAGCATTAATGTCATTGATATTCTGTGTGCGGATCGTATAGTCGCATAAATCGATCTTAACTGTAAGCGATGCGTTATATTCTGTTTCTTTTCCATTAAGTACTACGAACACAGTTTTTAGAACCCTAAATAAATGATCACCAAAATATTGTGCCCTGGTGTTATCATCGTCAGGAATAGTAATACAATTATTCGATGTTAATTTAGTCAAACATATATTGGTGACATCCCGTGTATCCCCTTTAATCCCATATAAAATCGCCAACGACATTTCTGTAGCAAGCGATCAAATATTACATACGGGGAAAACGCGGACCCGGGACCCGAGTCCCGGATCCGGACCTAGGGCCCGGAATTATTTGAAGACGAGTTCACCACTCACGTGTAAGAATCGTTTAACGTATTCCTGTCGTTCTGCAGGATCCGTGGATTTCATATTCCACCACGATACGAACGGCTTCAGCTCATCCGCAATGGGTGGCAGCGGTCCTACGACAAAAATATGGAAGCGTTTTCCAGAGGCTTTCTGTTCAGCTACTGCTTGTTCTATTTCCGCCAAGCACGGATTCATCATTGCCACGGTCACGTCGAGCTCGAGCTCCGGTGGGATCCACGTCCGATGTGTCTCGGGATAGCGGCGCGCATCGACGCGCCACTGCTCCTTGAGTGGAACCGACCAATCACGTGCCGGCAGCCGCGCATTGTAATGATCGTAAATCTTGGCGACATTGTGTTGGATGAGCGAGTTCCGGTGGAAGGTGAAATTGCCATCGCGGTTCCGGTACTGATAATAGCCACAGGCCCGGATATGACAGAACGGCGCCTCCAAATAGGACCGCAGAATCAATTCGTAATCATCGGCAACGGAGAGTTGCGGATTATGACGACCTACACGATCATAGACCGCGGTCCGCCACACCCGTACGTGGTTGGGTACACCCACAATGTGACTGAGTGTTAGTCCATTGGGCGCCGCTGCGTTTGCTGGAGCAATATAACATTTATGGAATGCCGACCATTGAAACACATGCATTTCGTAGCCGAGGCCGAAGAATTCACCGTAGACCGCCGGTTCATACGTCTCTTCGGTGAGTTCCGCGCAATCGGTATAGAAGAATCCGGCATCCGGATGCGCAGCCCCCGCGTCACGAATCCATTGGAGCAAATTCGGATGAAAATCATCGTCGTGGTCGATTTCAACGATATAGTCTCCCGTTGCCAACGATCCCGCGAGTCGTTTCATTTCACCAATGTAGCCGGAATGTGCCGGTGCCTTGAACACACGAATACGCAGATCCTTCGCCTGGAGTTCGAGCAGTTGTTTGTAAGTCACCTCATCTTTGGAGTCGTCCCACAGAATCCATTCCCAATCCTGATATTTCTGTGCCTGTAGACTGCGCAGGGGTCGCAGGAGCTTATGTCCACTGTTGAACGTCGTTGTAATTATGGACATCAACGGCCACTGCGCATCAAAGCGGTGCGCCCCTGGAAATATGGAGCTGAAAATGACGGGGCAAACATCGAGCTCTTTGGATAGTTCAGTCAGATGTACCCAGCGTTTGCGGAGCTGGAAAGTCTTATTCAACGCATCCGTGTTCGAGCAATCATAGGTGAAGTACGCCAGTGGTTTGTACGTATGATAGAGTCCGGAAAGCCGCTCGAACGATAGTGGGCCCAACACGGGAATCCACGTATAATGTTTATCTATCATGGGATAAAACGGCGGCTCGGCATCCG